CACCTGCAGGGCATCCTGTCCGACTTCCTCCAGCAGGATCTCGGGCTGCCGCTGGACTTCTTGTTCGACCTCGGCGAGGAGCAGGCCGACCGCCTCCAGCAGGCCCAGGCCGACAAAATCTACGTCGAACTGGGGGCTATCTCCGCGTCCGACATCCGCTCCATGCGGTACGGGCTCGAGGAACCCGCCGGTGTTCCGGTGCCGCGGTTCATCTTCACCGAACGCTCCGGCCCGATCCCGCTGTCCTCTCTGTACGCGGTCGCCGGGGACATCGATCCGGCCACGGCCGCGCCCGAACCCGGCGCGGAACTGCCGCACGAGGTGTTCGGCGGCACCGAAGGTGTCCTCCCGAACCCTCCGATCAAGGTCATGAGCCTCGCGGAGCGCATGTACGGCGAAGCCGCGATGCCCCCTGCACCACCGCCGCAGCCCGTCATGCAAGACCCCGAACCGGATCAGGGCCAGCCGGTCACCAAGGATGGCGCCCCCACCGCGGGCATCACCGCAGCGACTGGCATCACCTCCTACGACCTCGCCGGGCGCGACGGCGAAGACGAAGGCGAGGAAGAGGACCAGGAGCAGCTCACCAAGGCAGAGCTCGCCGCGTTCCGCTCCTTCCGCAAGGCCCGAATCCGGGCCGGACGCTGGAGGGACTTCGAGTTCCGGGTCATCGATCCCGTCCGTGGGCACCGACTCAACCAGGGCGGCCTACTGGCCATCCGCAAGGCAATAGGCGAGGTCGCCGTCGCTGGCCTCGCGGTGCGCGCAGCGGACACCGGCCGGGTGCTCATGCTCCAACGTGCTCTGGATCCGGAGGATCCTGCCGCTGGGTGCTGGGAGTTCCCCGGCGGCCACCTCGAAGAGGGCGAAACCCCGCTGCGGGGTGCGTGGCGGGAGTGGTCGGAGGAGGTCGGGGCCATTCCGCCGCCAGGCGTGTGCACCGGTTCCTGGGCTGCTGGAGACGGCATCTACGAGGGCATCGTCTGGACGGTCGACTCCGAGGATGCGGTGCCCATCAAGGACGGCCGCGGTGTCGTGCCCAACCCGGACGACCCGGATGGCGACATCACGGAAGCGGTCGCCTGGTGGGACCCGGCGCAGCTGGAGGGGAACCCCGCGGTACGGCCGGAACTCCTGGCGTCGCTGCCGGATGTGCTGGCCGCCCTGGGCTGTGAGCCTCAGCCGGCCGCCGAGGTCGAGAAGGCCACAGCGGGAAAAGGTGACGCCCCCGCCAAGGGGGCGCATCAGTGGCCGGGCTGGGACGCCGACCTTCACGCCGCCCACCACTGGGCAGAGGCCATCGCCGCCGCCTACGCGGGCGTACTGACGGTGGGCCAAGGCGAGGCGCTGGCCGCGGCCTACCTCGCGCAGCAGCCCGATCCGGGCGATGACCCGGACAGGGAAGGGCTGGCCGAGGCGGCCATTCTCTGGTTGGTGGCCCAAGGGCTTGACCTTGTCAGCCCGCTGACTGCGGTACTGCCGGGCATGTGGGCGGACGGGTACATGGTCGGCCTCACCTCGGCTCAGGCCCTCGCCTCAGACGGACGGGCGCAGCGGGGCGGCTGGACTCCCGGCGACACCGCGACCGCGCAGCAGGTCGTCGCCGACAGTGGCGGCGCCGACGGCCTCGCCGAGGTCCTCGACCAGGCCCCAGTGACGGCAGAGGGCATCGCCGAAACCAGGCACCGCGACCTCGCCCGCGAGCTCGTCAAAGGCCTGCTCGGCGGTCTCACCGCGGCGGCGATCGGCCGAGCCCTGGTGGAGGCGCTGCGCAGCGTCGACAAAGCGCTGACCGTCGCCGTCACCGAGGTCACCCGATCGTCCGGCCTCGCCGCGCTGTACGGCTACCGGCAGCAAGGCGTCACGCGGGTGCGCTGGGCGGCGGAGATCGACGGTCGTGCATGCCCTGCCTGCCTTCGCAACGCCGCTGCCGCGCCCGTACCGGTTGGTGCGGCCTTCCCCAGCGGTGACGCCCACCCGCCGATTCACCCGCGCTGCCGTTGCGCAGTCGTGCCCGCGTAGGAGGTGACCATGCCTGAGCAGCCCCAACGCTACGTCCTTGGCGTCGCATATCAGGCGGGCCCGGATCCGCGCATCCAGCGCGGCGCCGACGGTGGCAGGGACTACTTCGCCCCCGATGAGCTCGAAAAAGCTGCCTGGGGCTACCTCCGCAACGGCCCCCAAGTCGGCCTGTTCCACGGGCCCGACTCCACGCTCGGCCACGCAGAGATCGTCGAGTCGTACGTGTATCGAGGCCCGGACTGGGACCTCGGCGACGGCGTAGTAGTGAAGGCCGGGGATTGGTTGGTCGGCGCGATCCTCGACGAGACCGCGTGGCAGCTCTACAAATCCGGGCGCGTCACCGGCTGGTCGCCGCAGGGTTCCGCGCGCCGCATCACTCACCGGAGTGCCTGATGACCTCACCTGTACCCGACGGCGGCGAGTTCACGGAACTCCGCGACGCCACCATCCCCCGCGTCGACCTCGTTGACAAGGCCGCGAACGGCCTGAAGTTCCTGATCGCCAAGCGCGAGAACGGTGCCGGCCTGATGGACCCGACCTTCGTGCGAGACCTGATCGGCAAGGCCGCCGAGCCGGAGCCCGCGCAGGGGGAGACCGTGACGATGACCGGCAGCCCCGGCGCGATCGCCAAGATGATCCACGAGGCCGCACTCCGCCAAACCACTCCAGCCACGGTCACGGTGGACATCAAGGGCAGTCCGCTGGTCTCCGACCAAGACGTCAACCGGCTCATTGAGCGCATCGGCAAGGCCGAGATGAGCACCAAGAACGTCAACGACCTGCCGGACAGCGACTTCGCCTATATCGAGCCGGGCGGCAAGACGGACGGGGAAGGCAAGACCACGCCGCGGTCGCTCCGCCACTTCCCGATCAACGACGAAGCGCATGTCCGCAACGCGCTCGCCCGCGCACCTCAGTCCCCCTTCGGAGACAAGGCCATGCCGAAGATCCGGGCCGCAGCCAAGAAGCTCGGCATCGAAGTCGCCAAGGAGGCGCACGAAATGGACGACGACGCCCTGGACGCGATGACCGCGCTCGCCGAACCCGACACCCACGCCCCCGGCTTGCCGACTGACCCCGGCTCACCGGCCTGGGAGGCCGTCGACGCGGCGACCGCCCGCAAGTGGACGGCGATCCTCGCCCGCGCGAAGAACGCCATCGACATGCTCGCCGAGCGGGAGATACTCGAAGCCGCCGCCGGAGACGAGGGCGACGCCGAGAATGCGTGTGACCTTCAGGACGCCTGCTGCGCCATCGACTACGCCATCTCGGTGCTCGCCCCGTTCGCGGTCGACGAGCAGGCCGAGGCCGACTGCTGCGACGACATGGCCGCCGTCGGCAAGGCCCTCGCCGGCTTCGACGCGGCGCCGCTGGACACCATCGAGGCCCTCGCCACTGTCACCAAGGCCGGCCGAGTGCTGAGTTCCGCGAACGAGGCCGCGATCCGCGGCGCGGTCGAGTCCCTGCAGAAGGTCCTCGCCAGCCTGCCCGCCGCCCCGATCGAGAAGGAGGCCGCGCAGTCGGTCGCCGATGACAAGGAGACCGACATGCCCGAGCCCGCCACTTCCGCCGAGACCACCGCTGAGCACGGCCAGGAGCCCGAGATGGGCGTCGTCAAGGCCGACGGCGACAAGCCCGAGATGGTCGCCGTCTACGACAAGAAGGGCAACCTCGTCGGCATCGTCGACCCCGGCAAGATCACGCGGATCGCTGGTGCCGAGTCTGACGACGAGGACGAACCCCAGGACGACGCCCCGTCCGACGACAGCAGCACGGACGCGACCACCGAGACCACCGACCTCACCCCGGCCCCCGCCGCCGAGGTCGGCACCCCCGCCGACGCCGTCCCCCCAGACGACGAGGCAGTCACCAAGTCCACCAACGACACCAACCCCGACCTGTCGGAGATGTTCAAGAGCAGCCTCCTGGCTGCGGTCGAAGAGGCACTCGCGAAGCACAGCGCCGGCCAGACGGCACAGATCACCAAGACCGGTGATGCCGTCATCGAGCTGGCGGAGCTTGTCGAGACGCTCAAGGGCCGCATCGGGGTGCTGGAAGAGCAGCCCGCCCAGCCGAAGGTCTTCACCAACGGAGCCACGCCCCCCGCCGCCGTCCTGCGCGGCCAGGACCGCGCCGCCGCCCCCGTCGACACCACCCGCGCACAGGAACTCAAGAAGAACCTGTACCGCGGCCCCGACGCGGCCGGCCAGAACGCCATCCACGCCGAGATGAACGAGATGGCGATCGCCAAGCTCCGGGAGATCCACCAGCGGCGCGGCTAACAGCCGCCCCACCCCAGCCACTTCAGCCCCCGAGAGCGCCAAGCGCCCAGGGGCTTTCGCATGCCCAGGAGGCACCCCTTGAGCGCACCGCTCGACAACGTCACCGAGGAGACGCTCGCCGCCATCACCAAGGCGACCACGACCGGCATCCTCGAATCGACCGGCATCTACAGCTATGACCTGTCCGAACTGGTCTCGCTGATCCCGGTCGTCACCCCGTTCCGTGACATCGTGGCCCGCAAGGCCTCCCCTGACGGGAACCCGTACGCCGTGTGGCGTGCGATCATGAACCTCACCAGCTCGCAGCCGGACCCCAGCATGGGCTTCGACTACGCCGCGAACGAGGTCCAGTTCGCCGAGCAGGACTTCCAGGCCAGGTACAAGCCGATCGGCTACGCCGGCCTCGTCACCCAGGACGCCTACGACCTCGCCAAGGGCTACGGCGACCCGTACGCCATCTCCACCTTCCAGACCCTCAACCAGCTCCTCATCGGCGAAGACCGCAAGCTGATGGGCGCCCAGTCGTTCGCGCTCGCGCAGCCGGCCGCGCCGACGCTGGTCCAGCACGCGACCGGCGGCACCATCACCAACGTGCAGGTGTATGTGGGGGTCGCGGCCCGCACCGGCTCCGGCTACTACTACGGGTCCGGTAACTCCCAGGGCAACAGCGCGAACACCACGTTCGCCTCGGGCTCCACCAACTCGATCTCCGCCACCGTCACCAGCGTGCGCGGCGCGGTCGCCTACGACTGGTTCCAGTCCGCGAACGGCACCACCTGGTACTACTACACCACGACCACCGTGAACGCCGTGACGATGACGAAGGTCATCAACGCCAACCAGGCGCTGCCGTCCGCGACTTCGGCCCCCGACCTGTCGACCTCGTGGAAGGGCACCGGTAACACGGTGCCGACGTACAGCAGCTCCGGCGACAACGGCAGCGCGAACGCCAACGACTACGACGGGTTCCTCGCCTCGCTGGCCGGTGACTACAACGGCTCCGGCCAGTGGGTGCAGCCGGGCTCAGGCACCGCGAACCCGTCGATCTCCAACTCGCTGGACGGCGCGGCGCTCACCCTGACCGGCGGCACGATCACCGAGATCGAGGCGCAGCTGTTCCTGCCGCTGTGGCAGCAGGTCAAGTGCTCCCCGACCGCGATCATGGTCAACGCGGTGCAGGCCCAGGAGATCGCCAACCTGGTCCTCGGCTCGTCCGCGGCGACGACCTACCTGCAGACCGACGCGTCGGGCCGCATCTCGACCACCGCCGGTGGCCGGGTCGGCGAGATCGTCAACGCGCCGGCCGGCGGCGTGACCGTGCCCATCGAGGTTCACACCTCGCTGCCGCCCGGCACCATAATTGCGCGAACGGACCGAGTTCCGTTCCCGCAGGCCAACATCTCCTCGGTGTTGGAGTGCCGCACCCTGCGCGACACCGCCCAGTTCGACTATGGCATCAACCGAAACGCCGGTGTGGCCGGCGGCGGCCCCAGGCGTGAGTTCGAAATCCGCACGGTCTCTGCCCTGGTCAACCGCGCGCCTGTGGCGATGGCAACGCTTTCTAATGTTGCCTGACCAGTGAGTTGACGGCTTCTCGCGCATAACTACGGGATCACGTCTTATAATTGAGGCGTGAAGACGTGCAACGTCTGCAAGCAGCAGAAGCCGCTGGAGGAGTTTCACAGGTCGTCAAGTTCGCCTGACGGGCGACAGTATCGGTGCAAGCCCTGCGCCATCGCTGCCGCCCGTCAGCGCGCCAAGGACAATCCCGAGGCGGCGCGTGAAGCCGACCGGCGATACCGCCAGACCGACAAGTACAAGGCCAACCGCAAGCAGCGCCGCGAAGGCCCCCAGCGAGAACGCATTCTGGAGCAGAAGCGCGAGTCGTGGGCGCGACACAGCGAAGCGAACAGTCAGCGCATCCGTGAAGCCAGGCAGGCTGACCCCGAACGCTTCGCCGGGTACTACCGGAACCGGTACACCGCACACCGAGAGAAGATTCTCGAGCGGAACCGAGAGTGGGCGGATTCCAATCGCGAGAAGGTACGGGCACGCAGGCGCTTGTGGGCGTTCGGGCTCACACCGGAGGAATTCGAGCGGAAGCTGCAGGAGCAAGCGGGCTGCTGCGCCATATGCGGGATCGAGATGCACCTGGCCGCAGACCGCAACAAGGACGGCTCGCTCAAGACCAACGGCATCTGCGTCGACCATGATCACAGCACCGGGATAGCCCGAGGGCTTCTCTGCAGCCGCTGCAACAAGGGCCTTGGCCACTTCAAGGACGATCTCGGACGCCTTAGGGCGGCCATCGAGTACCTCTCCAAGCACCACGCCCCCGCGTAGGGGGTCCGCCACCCGTTAAGGCCGAGAGCACCCAGCTCTCGGCCTTTCGCATGCCCCAGCCGAGGAGGCTCTGATGGCGATCCCGCCGGCGCGCTCTGGCGTCTCGATGCCGCACTTCACCCCGTCCCAGGAGCTGTTCCGGGCCGACGGCCTCACGCTCAACAGCAGCTCCGACACGGTCACCGCGAACGTCACCAACCAGGTCAACGGCGCCACCGGCGGCCTGATCGACGTCTCGTCAGTGAGCAATGGTCTGCTGGTCGTCAACGTCAACGCAGCCTCGGGCACCACGCCCGGCCTGGCTGTGTTCTTCGACGTCCAGGACGCCTACGGGCACTGGTGTCTGGTGTCGAACTCGACCGCGATCAGCGGCGCCGTCCTCAACACGGCGGGCACCGTGTACGGGCAGATCTCCAACGGCTACAACCTCACCTATGCCGGCCGGATCCGCTGGACGATCACCGGCACCGGCAGCCCCACTTTCAGCGGCGTCTCGTTCAGCCTGTACGGCCGCTAGACCACCCACCCTCGAAGGAGAGCAGGCATGCGCCTGTACACGCGCACGGGCGCAACCGCGCTCGACGACCCCGAGTACGGACACTTCGAGGCCAGCCCCGACGGCGGCTTCGACTTCCCCGACGACCTGTCCGACCGTCTCCACCGCTTCCACGTCCGTGGCCGCCCGTCGTGGGAGACCGATGTGGAGCGGCAGCACCGGCTGATGGCCGAAGAGATGGAGCGGCGCCGGGATCCGGCGACGCTGATGGACGCGGTGCAGAAGCTGGTGCTGGCGGCGCAGGCCGTGACCCCGGCGGAGCCGCCGGCCCCGGTGAAGCGGGCCTCGAAGCGCGCCGCCGCAGCCTCCGCAGGCGAGTAGCAGACCGACAGCCTGGGAGGTGACCTCATGCCTCTCGGGACGCCCTACGTGACGCCGGAGATGCTCACCAACGCCCCCACCGGAGCCAGTTGGGAAATCATCCCGACGCCGGGCGCAGACAGCGCGGAGCAGCTCGCGGAGTTGACGAACGTCTGCTGGCGGGCCACGAGCGTCGTAGACACCTACTGCAACCAGGTGCTGCGGGCGACCGTTGACAGCGAGTACTTGACCGGGCCGGGTGCGCCTCGAGTCTCGGTGCAGCCAGGGACACTGAACGGTCTGCTGGTGATGAGCCGTTGGCCGGTGACGCAGGTGCTGGCAGTTCAGACGTCGTCGAACCGGTCGTGGCCGCGGTCGTGGTCGGCGGTGCCGTCGGGGCAGTTCGAGATCGTCCACCCGCTGATCAACAGCCTGACGGATTCGGCGTCGGCGACGGCGCCGGATGGCGGCTCGTCGATCTCGCTGGCACCGGGCTACATTCCGCCGCTGTCGCGGGGCCGCAACAGCATGCGCGTGCTGGTGAGCTACGTCAACGGGTGGCCGCACACCTCGCTGACGGCCGCCGCCGCAGCCGGAGCGCGGACCCTGAGCGTGGACGACGTCACCGGGTTCGCGGGCGCCGCGGCGTTCGCCTACGACGGTGCGATGACGGAGACGGTGGCGGTGACTGGGGTGTCGGCGACGAGCCCGCTGCCGCTGCCAAACAGCGTCGGGACCGCGCAGACGGGGCCGGGCACGATCACGCTGGCCTCTCCGCTTGCGCATCCGCACGAGGCGGGCACGGTGGTGTCGGCGCTGCCGGCGAACGTGATCTGGGCGGCCGCGCTCGCCTCCGCCGCTCAGGCACTGGAGGCCGGCTACACCTCGATCTCGGTGCAGAACATCTCAGGCTCGCTCACGGAGGGCGGCAATGGGGTCGGTGACGTGCAGACTGAGTACGAGTGGCTGCTGGAGCCGTTCGCCAGGAGGATCTGATGGCCAAGAAGCGTAAGGCGTCGACCACGGGTCAGGTGCGGCGCGCGGCTGCGGCCCGGAAGCGGGCGAAGGTCGCCGACAAGCACATTGGGCGCCGCGGTGCTACGCGGACCCGTACGGTGAACGCCCCGCCCGCCTGGTAGACCAGCCCCCGCCCGCTCCTCAACTTTCGGGAAGGGGGGCCGGATGCCGTTGAACAGCGTGCAGCTGTATGTGCAGAGCCTCCTGGACGGCCTGGTGGTGCCAGGTGAGGCGCAGCCGTTGAAGGCGTACGTGACTCCGCCGGTGATCGACAAGCTGAACGGTCCGCGGGCGTACGTGTGGGGCGGTCGGCTGCGTGGTGAGCGGCAGACGGCGCCGCGTGGGCCGGCGTTCAAGCATCTGGCGTGGACGATCGATGTGTACGTCTCGTACCTGACGCCGCCGGGTGGGGCGTTGGCCGACCAGCAGTTTCCGCTGATCGTGGACGCGATCATGGCGGCGACGTGGGCGGCGAAAATACCGCTGATGATTGACAGCCAGGGTCAGCCTGTCATCAACCCGCTCGAGCCGCCGCCGGGTGCCAGCCAGATCCTCAACATCGGCGAGCAGTTTGAGCTGGAGTACCCGCCCGAGCGAAACGCCGCCAGCCTGCGGCTCCTCTACTACACCTGCCGTCTCGGGCTCGACATCTACGAGGTGGTGCAGGGATGACCATCCGGGTGACCGCGAGCGGTGCGGAAAGCCGGCCGTTCCGTCGGTACAGCTGGGCTGAGACGTCCCGCAACTGGGCCGCACTCGTTGGCCCGGTCGTCGAGGAGGCGTTGAAGCGGGAGGCACCGATCGCCCCAGGTGGCGGCCGGCTGCGGGACTCGATCCGCTATGAGCGCCGGGCTGGCGAGGGCAGCCTGCAGCTGGTGTACACGGCGAACACCCCGTACGCCGGGTTCGTCCTCAGCGGCACCCGGCCGCACCAGATCAGGCCGCGCAGGGCGCGTGCTCTGCGGTTCGAGCAGGGCGGCGAGACGCGGTTCGCCCGGCTGGTGAATCACCCAGGTACGCGACCGAATCCGTTCCCGGAGCGGGCGTTGCGTCCTTTGATGCCGCTGATCCAGCAGCGGTTCGCGTCGATCGTCTCCGCAAGCCTGAAGGGCTGAGTGCTGTGCTGCTTCGCTACACCGGCCCTGGGCCGGTCATGTTCACGTCCATCGGCCTCGAGGTCCATCCGGGTGACATCTTCGAGGTCCCCGACGAGTTGGCGGCGGCGTTCACCGTGCGCGCCGACATCGAGCCGGTTGCCCCTCCGTCCGCCGCCAAGCGGCGCACGTCGAAGGCGGACACCGGGCCGACTGGGCTCACTGACGACACCCCCTCTCCCACCGGCCCGGCGCCGGACCCGACGAGCCTCTAGGAGGTCCGGCCATGGCCTACCCGACGATCATTGAGCGCCCTGGGTCACTCAGCGCAACCGGTCTGGCGAAGGAGGCAACCTTCGGTACGCCCGTCACGCCGACGACCTTCCTCCCCATGGCCGACAGCTCCATGGAAGAGGACCCGGGCTGGTTCTCCCCGACGCTGATGCAGAACGTGCGTGACAAGCAGGTCTACAACCTGCAGGGCGAGGCGAAATACGCGGGTGCGATCAGCGGCCCGATCTTCCCGAGCAACGCGATGGCGCTCCTGGTCGCCTCGATCGGGGCGGACAATGTGGCCGGTGCCGGGGTGACCGGCACCACGGGAACCGGATCGACGACCCTCGCCGCACTCATCACCGCCGGGACGAACACCTTCACGCTGACGTCCGCCACCGGGTTCAGTGTCGGCCAGGTCATCCAGGTCGACGTGAACGGCACCGGGCCGACGACGACCGCCGAGTGCCGCAAGATCGCCACCCTGGTCGGCGTCAACGGCACGGTCGACTCGAACTGGACGTACGGGCATGCCAACGCCGCCGCGGTCAAGGGTGTCGTCGCCCCGTACACGCACACGATCCAGCAGGCCAACAGCCTGCCGAGCTTGACTGTCGAGAAGAACATCGGCGGCTACCAGTCGCTGCAGTTCGCGGGCACCAGGGTGAACAAGTTCGACCTGAAGGCTCCGACTGGCAACACCGCGGTGGAGATGACTGCGGACCTGATGGCGCAGTCCGTCGCGGTACTCGACAACCCGACCGCGGTGACCGTCACCAACGAGCTGCCGTTCGTCTTCTCTGAGGCCAGCCTCAACTTCTTCGGCGGTGCGCGCGCCGACGTCTCCAACGTCGGGATAACGGTCGAGAACGGCATCAAGGAGACCTACACCTACTCCGGCAACCACGGGCCGTCCTTCCTGACCCCGGTGACGTTCAAGGCCTCCGGGGCTGTCGACATGGTCTGGTCGAGCCTGGACGACGCCACGTACGGCGACTTCACCCGCGCCCACAACCAGACCCTCGGCGCACTCACCTTCACGCTCGCCCACCCCGCCAGCGCCGGCACGATCACCGTATCGCTGCCGCAGATCGTCGTGTCCAAGTTCAGTGCGCCTCTGAAGGCCGAGGACGTCGTGATGTCCCAGCTCACGTTCGAGGCGTCGCGGCCGCTCACCGGCGCCAGCCAGTACACGATGCAGGCCACCGTCGCCAACGCGGTGTACCTCCCGTACTGACCCGTCCTGCAGCCCTGGCGCCCCCTCGCCGCAGGGCTCTCCTGTCCAACCCTCAACCCTCGAAGGACACGCACATGGGATTTCTGTCCGCCTACTCCGGCGTGCGCCGCATCGAACTCGGCCCGCGCACCCCGGACGAGCCCTACTGGGTCGACCTGCGCGAGCACGTCTCCCAGGGCGCCAAGGAGAAAGGCGACCGGGCGCTGCAGACGCTGCGCGTCGTCGACGGCCGGCGCGAACTTACCCCGGACGTCGTCGCGTTCCGGCAGGAGCTGCTCCTCGCGAGCATCTCCGACTGGAACCTGGACGACGACAACGGCCAGATATGGCCGATCAACATGCAGTCCGTTCGGCGGCTGCCCGCCGCGGTCTTCGACCAGCTGTGGGAGGTGGTCGACGCCACCAATGCGCCACTGAGCACCGAGGAGCGGCGCCGGTTTCCTGCTGGAGGCGTCGGGGGCGATCCGGATGGGGACGCCGGGGCCGGCGTCCCTGTCGACGTTCTGGCTCCGGCAGCAGTTCTGGCAGCGCCTGGGGATGACGAAGGCTGACATCGAGGCGCTGCCGGCCCGCGAGTTCGACGACTACGTGCTGTACATCCAGCTGATCACACGCCAAGAGAACGAGCAGCAGAGGCGGGTGGGCGGCAATGGGCACTGAGGCGTTCACCTACCTTGCGGTGGTCGAGGCGCAGGACAAGATCTCGCGGGTCCTGGAGCAGATCGACGGCTCGCTCGACAAGTTCGGATCGACGGCGGCTCGGGCGGCGGAGACCGCCACCGCGGCTGGGGAGCGGATCGACGCGTCTCTGCTTCAGACCGCTTCTGGCACCGACGCGCTGGTTCTGGCCGAGGCCCGCACTGCAACGGCGCAGGAGAAGCTGACCGCGGCGACGCAGGCACAGGCGAAGGCGGAGACTGATCTGCTGGAGGCTCGTGCTGCGGTTGCCTCCGAGGAGGAGCTGGCGGCTGCCTCGGAGGCGTTGGCGGCTGCGCAGGCGAAGGCCACTACGGCGACCACGGAACTCAAGTCGGCGCAGGATGCGTTGGCGTCCGCGACGAAGGCGAAGGCGTCGGAGGAGGAGATCGCTGCCGCGACGGATGCGGTGGCGTCTGCTGAGCAGCGGGCGACGAAGGCGACGGCCGAACTGACTGCGGCGCGGGAGCAGCAGGCGGCCCTCGTGTCGCCGACGGACGTGGCGGCTGCTGCTGACGCGGTCACGGCGGCCGAGAAGAAGGCCACCAAGGCGACGAGCGAGCTGTCGGCTGCGCAGGAGCGGCAGGAGGGTGTTCAGAAGGCGCAGGCGGCCGCGTCGGGCGAGTCTGCGGCGGCCACCGATGGTGCGGCAGCTGCTCAGGCTCGGCTCGGCACGTCGAACAAGGAGGCAGCCGCCAGCGGCGGTCTGCTCAGCAAGGGCATGGGCCTGGCGGCGCTCGGTGTTGCCGCGGTCGGTGCGGCGTCGGTGAAGGCCGCGGGCGACTTCGAGTCCATGACCGAGCACCTGGTCACGGATGCTGGGGAGTCGCAGCAGAACATCGGCATGATCCGTGCGGGGATGCTGCAGCTCGCCACCACCACGGGTACGACGACCGAGCAGATGGCCCAGGGCATGTACCACATCGAGTCGGCGGGCTTCCACGGCCAGCAGGCCCTGGACGTCCTCAAGACGGCGGCGGAGGGTGCGAAGGTCGGCGGCGCGGACCTGGACACCATCGGGCAGGCCCTGACCGGCACGATGAACGCGTTCGGCCCATCGGCAGGCAATGCGACGCAGATGATGAACGGCATGATCGCGGCCGTTGGCGCGGGTGACATGAAGATGGAGGACTTCGGTTCGTCCCTGGGAAACGTCGCGGCGATCGGCGCCTCCGCTGGTCTGTCGTTCGGCCAGGTTGCTGGTGGTGTGGCGACGATGACGGCCCAGAACGTGACGGCGCAGCGTGCGACGCAGGACCTCGCGCACACCATCGGTTCGCTGTCGAACCCGAACAACACGCAGCTGAAGGAGATGGCTGCGATGGGGATCGATGCGAACGACCTGGCTTCGAACCTCGGCAAGCGCGGCCTGACCGGCACGTTCGACATGCTGGTGCAGGC